ACTATTTCACTGAAAAAAATTGGAATACAAATGAAATTTTCGATTACTTTAATGTTAAAGATAATAAAAAAATAACAGATACATTTCAGATATTAGCAACTGTACAAATTTTACAAAAAAAAAAAACATTAATTGAAATTATTAATAAATGGAATAATGTTATTACAGATAATATTAGACTTTTTACAAATAATTATAATAAAAATCAAGATAAATCATATTTTAAAGATAATAGACATGATCAAAGTATTCAAAGTGTGATAAAAAAAATATATAATTGTCCTATAGTTAGCGCAAATGAAATAGAATTTAAAAATAATCAATTACCATTCAATGCTTCAAGAATTAGAAAATAATATAAAAATAACTCATATAATAATTATTATTAATGTCTATACTAATAACAGGTCATAAAGAATATATTGGAATATTTTCATCAATATTTGCGTTTGAACACATTTATAAAAATTACAATTTTAAACATTTAATAAGAACAAATTTATCCAGTTTTTTTATAAGTAATTAATTATTAGAATTAAGCCATAATATAGAAAAAAAACTATATATACATGACGTAATGGTAATAAATTTGCATCAAGTGCTACCATTTTGGCTTTCTAAAGATGTTTTATTATATGTAATTAAAAATAAATTACAATATAAAATAAGTGACGATGTAGCAATTGGAAATTTATTATTTAATAAATTTTATACTAATAAAATTCCTTTTCGTTAAGATATTAGTGAAAGAAATAATTATCATAATTTATTAAATAAAATTGATTTAAATATTTTAAAAAAAATATGACGCTTATCATATACGTATTAAATCAACAAATAGATATAATGATGCTAAAATAATGAAAATATTGTTTGATTATAATTATAAGTAAAAATATATTAATAATATAAAAATATATTTATAATAAAAGATTAAATATGTTTTTTTCTGTTGTTATTCCAATATATCCACCACATTTCAAATTTCTTAAAAAAATTTTACATAATATAATAGATTCTAAAAATTTTGAAGAATTAGTTGGTGAAATTATAATTGCTTGTAGTGAAGTTAATGATTTAGAATTATTTAAATCTAATATAATATCACATCATAAAATAATTATAAGTAATGTTAATACACAATGTAATGCATCAATGAATAGAAATAGAGGCTGGAATACAGCAAAAGGTAAATATATAGTTTTTATGGATGCGGACGATTCATATCATTTAGATAGATTTCAAATTGTTTATGATATATTAAATAAACATAATTGTGATTCTTTAATTCATAATTATCAATATAAAAATATATCTGATATAAATTATGAAAATATGAATATTATAGAATCAAAAACAATATATGAAAAAACTTTTTCAAATAATAAATTTATTAAAATTGATAAAAATTTTTGGAAAATAAAACCTGGACTAACTAATTTGCCATATAGAATTGCACATGGTCATGCAATTATCAAAAATAATTTAATATATAAATTTAATGAAGAATTTATACAAGGGGAAGATGGATTAATATTAAGAGAAATATTATTTAATAATAAAGATAATGGTGTTATTTATTGTGATTTAAAATTATCTTATGTTAATATATTATATAAAAAATAATATATATTAAAAATAACTATGAAAAATGCTGTTGTAGTATGTCATCAAGGAATTGGAGATTTGATAGCAATGAGTGGTGGAATTATTTATTTAATACAATTTTATAATAAAATAAATTTAATATGTAAAGATAAAAATTTAAAACATTTAAAAACATTTTTTCAAAATCAAAATATAAATTTTATAACTATAGATCATAATTTAGAATTTAAAGAAACTAAAAATAAAATTGTAAATTACTTTAATAATACATCAAATGATATCTTTATTTCTGGTGGATGTTTTAATTATTTGAAACAATATACACGAATATCAATTGATATACCAAAATATATAAATGAAAATTTAAATAAAATACAAGGATACAATGTTAATAATTATATATATAATATGATATCCAATTTTTATAATGACATTAAATTATCAATTGATATTTGTTGTGATTTTTTTCCTTTTATTAGTAATGAAAAATCAATAAAATTATATAATTTAATTTCGAAATATTATATAATTTTTATTCAATTAACATCATCTGATAATAAAAAATTAAATATTTCAAATTTACTAAATAAATATTTAGATAATAATAATACAATTTTAATTTGTAATGATGAAAATTTATATGAAAAACATACCGAAAAATATAATTTGTGTAACAATTTTATTCATAAAAATTTTGTTGATTATTATGATACTATAGTAAATTCTAATGAAATTTATGTTATTGATTCTTGTTTTTCTTGTTTAATTATGCCATTAATAATAAATAAAAAAATAAAAACTGAAAAAATTCAAATTATTAATAGAAATAATTCGTATAAACAATTAAATTTATTTAATTAATAATGTCTGTATTAGTTAATATATCTATTGGTGAGTTATTTGATAAATATTCTATATTACTTATAAAAAGTGAAAAAATAAAAAATTCAAAGAAATTAGAAAATATTGACAAAGAATTAAATGTATTAAAATCTATTAAAGAAAAATATGATAATAATGATTTATTAAATCAATTAAAAATAATAAATGAAAAACTCTGGGATATTGAAAATAAAAAAAGACAAAAAGAAAAAGATAAAATATTTGATAATGAATTTATTGAATTAGCAAGAAATGTATATATTTGGAATGATAAACGTTCAGAAATTAAAAATAAAATTAATATATTTTTTAATTCTAATATTTTAGACGTTAAAGAATATACAGTATATAATTAATTTATTTCATACTTAAATTGATTAATAATAAAAATTACTATTTTGTAAAAATAATTGAATATATATAAGAATTATAAATTAATTTATAATAAATGTTAAAACATTGTCATATTTCAATAATATGTAATGAATTAGTTTTTTTAAAAAGAAAATTACCTTTTTTATATAATTTTTTTGATCAAATAATTTTTATTGATTATGACATATTTAATAATACTAATTCTAATGATGGTTCAATAGAATATATTGAAAATTTTAATGATACTGAAAATAAAATTATTTTAATTAAAGATTATTATAATAAAGATATATCTGGATTTAATGGTGTTAGTATGATAGAAAAACAAAAAATGTTTAGTGTAGGTTCAAAATATATAAAAGATAATATTGATGTTATTTGGGCTACAGATGCTGATGAATTTTTTGATTATGATTTAATAAAAGAAATTGATAATTTATATCAAACGGATAAAACATTAATAAGTATTGATATACCACATATTATATTTATATATAATCAATATAATCAATTAGATAATAAAAATTTCTATATTTGTCCTAGAATAACAAAACATTTTAAAAATAAAGTATATGGACATTGTAATTTTCAAACATATGGTAAAACAATTAAATTACAAAACAGATTTTTATTACATTTTTCATATGTTGGTTATAATAAATGTAAATTTAAATTAGATTTATATAATAAAAAAAGTAATGGTGCTAATACTAAAAATGATCTTATATTTTTAAATAATTATAAAAATTGTTTAGAACATAATGAAATTATATTTCCATTTAAACATCCTAATCCAAGAATTTTAAATAATATAATATATAATCCAGATATATATATCTATGAATATATAGATGTTGATAATATGTGTAAGGAATTAGAAAATGTAAATACTCTTTAAATATAAAAATAAAAAATATAGGTGAAGTTAGAATTAATTTAAAACTTATAATTTTTCTACACAGTATTATTTTTTCCAAATTAAATATTAATTTTGCAAATAAAAATTTAATTAATATAAATATATATAAATATAAATATGAATTCTATTAAAACAAATTTAATATTTATAATTAATACATTACATAATTTAACTAATAAAAAAAAAGTTGCAATTGGATTTTTTGGTATAACAAGAAGTTTAAAATATACTATAGATTCAATTAAAACTAATATATTTGATGTTTTAACTGAAAATAATATAGATTATGATATATTTATGCATACATATTATTTAAATAGTTATTCAAATAAAAGAGCAAGAGAATCAATAACTAATAAAATAAATAATGATGAATATAAATTATTAAATCCAAAATATTTTCATCAAGATGATCAAGATAAAATAAAAAACAAATTAAAATTAGAATTGTATAGAACACATAAAGATCCATGGCATACAAATTATGAATCTGTTGATTTTTTTATTTTAGCTTGTTATTCAAAATTTATTTTAACAGAAATGATTGAAAAAACAGATATTAATTATGATTATATTTTATTTGTTAGACCAGATTGTTTATATTTAGATAAATTAGATATATCTAAATTTAAATTAATTAATAATAATACTATACTTATACCAAATTTTGGTTTAACTTCTAATATAAATGATCGTTTTGCAATTACAAATAACTCAACATATAAAATTTATGGTAAAATATTTACAGAATTACTTAAATTAAGTAAAAAAAGACAATTACATTCTGAATCAATTCTTGATTTAATATTAAATAATAATAAAATTAAAAATATTAAAATACCTTTTAATTTTTCAAGAATAAGATATAATGGTAAAGTTTGTCATAATGATAATTTTTCTAATTATAAAAATGTATTAGAAAAATATAAAATACTGAATATTCCTATTAATATGAATTCTGAAGAGTATAAAACTTTTGAGAATATTTCTTTATTTTTAGAAAAGAATACAGATACAAATATTACATTCTGTGTGGCAAATAATGCTGTTTTAGATATGGTTAGAAACTTATTAATAAGTTCTAATAAAAATAATGTTAATATAACATTATTCGCATTGGACAATAATATCATTTCTAATCTAGAAGGACAATGTAATATTGTAAAATACTTTGATAATGGCTTTGGAGAAAAAATTGATGATACTATATTTTACAAATATGGTACAGATATGTTTAAAAATGTCATTTTTCAAAGATTTTTTATAGGAAATGAAATATTAAAAGCTAATAAAAGTTATATATACATGGATGTTGATATTGTGGTAACTAAAAACTTTATTAATAATATTCTTGAACAATATATAAACACAAATTATGACTGTTTAAGTCAAGATAATGGTGATGGTTGCTGCACTGGATTTTTTTCGATGAAAAGTAATGAAAAAACAAAAAAGGTTGATCTTAACTTTTTCAAAAAACATAATTATAAACTCCATTCTACAAATCAAAAATTTTTTAATAAATATGTTTTAAAAACTAAAGTTTTGAATATTAAATTGTTGGATAGAACTTTTTATCCTACTGGTAATATTTATTATAAAAATCATAAAAATATTGATGATAAATGTTATATAATCCATTTTAATTTTATTATAGGTTATAATACTAAAATTGATAAAATGAAATTTTATAATAAATTTTATATTAAGTAATCAATTGTAGATTTCAGTCCTATATATTTTTAATCTTAAAAAGGTGGAAATTTGTCAAATTCAATATTACTATGTCTGTTAATAAAGTTTAAATGTTTTATCTTATCAGGTCTTACTTCAATATAAGTATCATATTCTAATTGTCTTATCATGAGTTTATTTTTTATTCTAGGTACATAAAAATCTCTTTTTATTATAAATTTATTATAGTATTATCTGATACTGTCTTTTTTTGTTTATCATTACAATTAAAAATTAAAACTAATAATTGTTTCTATATTAGTAGATTTACAAATAAAAGCTATGATTATTTTTACAGTAATAAATATGGATTTAAAAGTAAATATGAATTTAAACAATTTAATTAATATATTATATATATGATAACTTCATTAAATAAAAGCAAGTTTTGTAGAAGAAATTTTTCTTTCAAAATATTATCATAAATTAGGCATACGAAAAGATACGTTTTTATCAATTAGACACATATCCATTTTTCAGGAAATCTGTCTTTTTTTTGCTTTGTTGTCATATTTTTAAAGATTTTAGGTCCAAACCATATAGAAGGATAAATTACAGTATTATTATTGTTAATATTTAAATATGCACTCCACCAACTAAAAGTAGAATTTGCAATAATATTATTTTTAATTAAACTCATAATCAACATTTGTTTCCAATCTTCTATTTGATTATCTATCATTATAAATTCATGATTTATAAACTGATTTTTTAGATAATTTAATTTTTTATTAATTATTTCATAATCGTTTGGTTCATAAAAAATTAAAATTTTTTTACATTCAGGATTTATTGTATTTAACTTATTGATTGCATTTACATAATAATCTATAGAAAGTACTGGATGATAGTCATTTAATTTTGCATAGTCGCCTATTCTGAAATGAATTGTTGCATCTACATCATTTATTAAATCTTGAAACTCATCTTTTATTTTATTTTGTAATAATTTTATATTTAAAATTGATTTTAGTTTTTCATAATTTTTTTCAAAAAAAAGATAACTTTGAAAATAACCATCCATAATAATTTGATCACAATTTTGAAATGGTAAATTATAATATCCTAAATCATTACAGTCTTTTATTATAATAGATTTAGTATTTATAGATTTTTTAAATAAAAAAGATATAGATTGAAAAATATTAGAATAATATATAGAATTTTTAAAGTTAGTTATATATATATTGTCAAAAGCTATATTATTATTAATAGCATATGACAATCCTGTCATTATTTGATATATTTGATTACCAAGCCTTCCTTTCAATTTTATATTAAGTTTTGTCATTTCTTTTTTAATATGTAGTTTTTTATTTAGTATAAGCGTATATTGTCTTAATATTTTTAACAAAAATATTTTTTTCAAAATATTATTTAAGCACAATAATTAACTTTTCTTTTTTCTATATCACTATAACTTGCTATTTGTTTACCTATACGATAATTAAATTTATATGTATTTTTTCGTGTTTTTATAATATCATTCCATAATACATCTAATGCACCTTGAGAAATTACTTTCGTTTTTTTAAGTTTTTTAACACTATTTGTACATACATCTATTAGTGATTGAAATGCTTGTTTTGAAATTATATAACCTGATGTAGTTAAACTTCTTTCAACAATTTCTATTAAATCAGTTACTTTTTTACTTTTATGTGCATTAAAAGAAAGAAGAAATATATCAAAATTCTTATAATTATTAAAAAAATAATTAATATCTTTCAAAAATTTAGACTTATTACATATAAATTCAAAGTCATCTTCCAGAATAAGTATTCTTTCATAATTATTTTTAATTGCATCTTGTATTGCATTGGAATGAGCCATAGAACAACCTATAGCACCATTAATTACTGACTTATTATCATGACAAACAACTCCTGGTATTCTTGTTGTATTTTTTAACATAAAATCAAAATTTGTTTTAATTTCTTTTTCAATATGTAGCTTTCTATCTGTACGTTTATCAAGATTAATATAATATATATGATCAACAAACATATGTCTATTTACAATACTATTAAGTATATCAAAAATATCATTTAGTACTGATTGTAATATTTGAGTAGTCATTTATTATTATTATTGAATAAATATTTTTACCTATTTTTTCTTCTGATATTAAATTATTTTTACATATATTTGTTTAAAACCGTTATTCATTAAAATAGATTTGTAAAAGTTAGTAATGTGCCTATTACTAGAAATGATAATTAATTCGGTGTTTTAAATGTTCAAAGGTGTAAAAAAGTTTTCTTTAAATAATTCATAAACAACTTTTCATTTTGATATAAATTCATATTATTTGTAACTTCTGATAATATATTAATAATATTCTTTGACGCGTTTATATAACTAATAATATTTGTTTTTTAAATATTAAAATGAATTTATTAGTAAACTAATATAATTACTATTGTAAAAAACGTTCTGATATAAATGAACATTTACCTACATTATATCGATATTCGCAAGAATGTGAAAGCGTTATTGAATTAGGGGTTAGAGGAGTTATTTCGAGTTATGTTTTGATACATGGTTTACTTAATAATAAAAAACAAACAAAAAAAATATTATTAAATCACATTAGTCCTTGTAATATAAATGAATTATTATCAATAACAAAACATCTTCCTATTGAAGTTAAATATGAATGGTGTAATGATTTAAATTTAAATATACAAGAAAAATATGATCTTACTTTTATTGATACTTGGCACGTGTATGGACAATTAAAAAGAGAATTAACTAAATTTTCAAAAATCACTAATAAATATATTATAATGCATGATACAACTGTTGATGAATGGTAGGGTGAAACTATTCGGTTTCGGAAGAATGCTCAAGAACAATCTAAAACTACAGGAATACCAATTGATGAAATTAATAAAGGTTTATGGCCTGCTATTGAAGAATTTTTAGAAAATAATAAAAATTGGAAAATTAAAGAAAGATTTACTAATAATAATGGTTTAACCATTTTGGAAAAATTATAATTCTCTTATGAATAATGTATGACCTTTATCAATATAATCTTTATAATTATTTTCAGTTAGTTGTCTATCTTCACCGCGCATTAAAATAATATCATCTGGATTATAATATTTTAATATATAATCATAAAAGGGTATTCCTCTAGTATAACTACCATATACTATTATATCATAATACTTATTTTTAATTTCTTCTAGCAATTGTTTTTCTGATTTATTAGTATACATAGAATCGTCTAATAATCCAGAATAAGTAAATCCTCTACCATATAAATTTTTATTTGTATTTGATTTGTAAAGATGTGGTATTTTTGGATAATCAACACAATTATTTCCAAATTTTTCTTTAAAACCATGTAAAGTTAAACATCTTAAATAATCTGGTCTAATAGCTCGAGGTTCCAATCCAGATAAAAATAAGACCTTTTCAACATTTTTATTTAATTTAGTTAATATATAATTACATATATTTTGTGTAGATAATGTTTTCAAATTTTCTAAAATTTCATTCATTAAATTATCATATTCTGTTTTTATATTATTATTAATACTATTAATAGTATTATTTTTAAAATGATTATCATACAACTTATTAGCTTTAATAAATAAGTTTTTATTAAATAAAGTCATTGTTTTTTCAGGACATTTTTCAATATTTTCAAAATAAGGCATACATCCATTTGCAATTATTTCATAATGACGTAAACAATCCCACCCACTTTTTTTTTTTGTAATTGCAAAATATGATTTTTGATATTCATTATAATATTCATTTTCTTTATTGAAAATGTATGGTGTTTTACCAGGTATTATTTTTGATAATATCTGTGTTTTTATTGGTTTATGTTTTATAATTTTCTCATTTGGTATTGAAAAATTAATAGGATGTAATGACATTTTATTATATTATAATATAATAAAAATAATAAAAATAATAAAAATGACACATACAACAGGTAAATATACATATGGAAAATCAAATATCTTTTGGAATAATTCATAATTGGAAATGATGTCAGGTGTTAAAATAGGTGATGTGTTGTTATAAGCAGCAAATAGTCATATCATTAAAGATATTGAACTTTAGTTTAGTTGTTTGAATAAAATATATTTTATTAATAATAATGAATATTGGATTCTGGGATAATCAGCTTTGTGAAAGAGGAACATCTCTAGGATTGTTTAATTATGCTTATTACAATAAAACACTTTTAAATAATAATTCATTCGTTTTTTTTGATAAAAATAATTCTAACAATGTACAACATATTATAAATAAATTTAAAGAAAATTTTGAAACAAATGGACTAAATAAATTTAAGGATATTGAACCATTTATAGAAAAATTCAATATTACACATCTATTTATTATTAAATGGGGACGCATTGATGATAGAATTACTACAAAAGCCAAATGTTGTATTCAGTGTGTTTTTAAATGTCATCAACCACATGGAGATCTGTATTGTTCAATTCATGAACATGTAAAATGTAATAATGGTAAATATCCTGTTATTCCTCGAATAATAACATTACCAAACAATAATAATAATTTAAGAAAACAACTTAATATTCCAAATGATGCTATAGTTTTTGGAGGATATGGTGGTAAAGATAGTTTTTCAATTCGATATGTTCATAATGTTGTCTATAATGTAGCAAAAGAAAATCCAAATATTTATTTTTTATTTGCTAATTTTCATCGATTTTGTAAGAATATTAATAACATTATACATTTACCAATTATAACTGATAGAAATAAATTAGTAGAACTTATAAATACATCAGATGCAATGTTGTGGGCAAGAGGTGCTGGTGAAACATTTGGTCAAGCAATTGCAGAATTTTCAATTAAAAATAAACCAATTATAGCAAGTAAAGTAGGTGATTTAGTGCATTATCATATTTTAAAGGATAAAGCTATTTGGTATTCAAATTCAGAAAATCTTAAAAATATTTTAATAAATTTCAATCCAAAAGATTATGAAAATAAAGATTTAAACTGTTATAAAGAATATTCACCAGAAAAAGTTATGAATACATTTAAAGAATTGTTTTTAACTATTTAATTCAGAACAACCGAATATTTTACAGGTCTGAACTTGATTTTGAGAATGAGATAAATAATATTTAACTGCTGATAGTTTATAATCACTACTTTTGTGAGTTGGCATTAATATAATAATTCATTTTAAATATTCTGAAAATAATAATTTATAATATTTTATACACTTTTCATTATTATGTAAAGGTATCAAAGTAAATAATAAACTTTTTGTAATTATTTTTAAATTATCGAAATCTTTCTCTGAAAACTTATTAATAAAATATTTTTTAAAAATGTATATTATATTTTCTTTATAATTAGTATCAATAATTTTAGATAATAATATTTCATCATAACCAATTATTGATTGGTAGATTTTTGCCCAATCATATAACCAATCTCCATATATTGTTAATTTATCTCCTAGCTTACCTCGCATATCTATAAATTTAATTTTACAGAATCAAAGAATTCATCATCTAAAAATTTTTTATAAAATTTTAAAGTATTTTTCATAAAATTAATAGGAAAAATTTTATCTAATAAATTATCTCTATTTTCGCTGTTAAACCATATCATAACAAAAAAAGGGAATATACATAACGATATTTTAAAATCATATATTAAATCTTTTATATTTTCATACATTATTGATTTTTTATAATAATATTTAATTATTATATCTATGAGTTCCTCATCAAAATTTGTACTTTCTACTAGTAAAAATACAATATCACTTATTCCTTTGTTTAAATGTATATACTGCCAATCTAAAAATATAGGTATTATATTTTTTTCTGCCTTCTTGTAAAAAATATTTGGCGATTTTAAGTCACCATGACAAAAATTTAAAGGGAACCTTCCTGTAATATCTATTATTGAAGTATAATTATTAAAAACTTTTTCCAAAATACATTTTTCTATACCGGTCAATAAAAAGTCATTAAATTTTAAAAATTTTTCAAATCTTTTGTTAACTAATTCTTTGTAGTATGTAATTTCATTAATATTAACTAAATCTTTCATAATAGGAATTATTTCTTCCTTATTTTTATAGTAAAATCTATTATGCATTTCAGTTATATTTTTAACGACTGATAAAAGTATATCTATATTTTTATTTTCATTTAAATTAACATTAAACATGCCTTTGTAATTATTGAGATTTTCCAATAAAATTGCGTTTTTATTATCTATAACTACAGAACAATAAAATTTTGGTACTTTTATATTAACGATATTTGATATTTTTTCATAAAACTTTACTTCATTGTTATATAAATTAATTTTTCTTGCAACAGTTGATAATTCGTTATCATAATTTTCAATCTTAAGCACTACATTTTCATCATTATCATTTAAAATAAGTGTCAATGATTTAATGTCACATATATATCCTGTTTTCATATTAATATTATCGAATATTACATCTTTAATTGGTATGTTGTCTAATTTTGTCAATATTAATTTTTTAATTTTATCATCATTATCACTATCATTACAACTATCATTAAAATAATTCATGTCAAAATTATCATAACTATTTATTTTATATTCATTCGATTTTATGATAAATTCTGAAGATTTATTATTTAATATCAAACATATATTAGTATTACCAACAGATATTGCACTTTTATAACCAGAATTACTATCCTCAAATATAGTACAATTACCACTACATTGTAAAATATTAATTGCCCTTTCATATGGCTCTTTATTTGGTTTATGTTTATTACAATCTTCTGATGCTATTAAAAATTGCATATAATCGTCTAAATTAGTTTTTTTTAAAATATATTCGGCTGCCTTTTTATTACAACTAGTTACAATACACATACGTCTATTTTTGTTTTTTTGTATAAATTTTTTTGCTCCATTAATCATTATGTCTTCATTATAATCCTTTAAATAATCAATAAATAAATTGTCTTTTAAATTACTAATTTTATATATTTCCGTATCTTTAATATTAGGGAAAATTGTTTTAAGAAATAAAATATCATTTTTTCCTTGAATAAAAAATTTAAAAAAATTATCATCTATAGATAAATTATATTTTTTCATAATAAAATCCCAAACTTTTACATATATATCATCTGTATCTACTAGCGTTCCATCTAAATCGAATATAAAAGGGTGTTCGTATTGATTAACTTGTTCTGGAGTTCCTAATGAAAAATAATGTTTATTTAAAATATTAATATTTTTAAAACTCACTCCTTCACTTATCATTTCTTTTATCACACCACTTGTATAAAATTCTGATTTTTGAGTTATATTTCCTTCAATAATTTTGGATGTATATTTTTTTAAATGATTGATTGAATTAAAACCATAAGCACCAG